TCCCATACACCTGCATCTACTAACGCCTGTTTTCTATCAGGACTAATATAAACCTCTCTACGAGTTGAAGCAGGCGCATGTTCTTTACCTGAACCTACTGCCGGACCTCCTCGTGCTTTACGAGTAGCGGTCTTTCTAACAGGTCGGTCATCTTCAAAGTCTTCAAAACGCTCTGGTAACCTACGCGCAGATCGAGCAGTTAGCTCATCCCAATACTCCTCGGTCTGAGGATTGTACCCATCTCGGCTAAGAGATTGATCAATCGCCATTACGATTGCAGAGTCTTCATCACGGCCATTAGAATCATACCATGGATTATCTTCCATGAATTGCTTCGCTAGATGCATAGTCCTATCATCAACCGATGGGGCCGTATTAGTTTGTTGTGCCGCCTGCTGTTTATTGTAGTTCAGCTGCTGCGACTTATTCATAGCTTCATCACGATACTTCATCGCTTTGGTTACATCATTACCATTACCATTTTCAACAGCCTTGGCAATAACCCGTTCGGCCATGTTCACTTCTTTGTTGGCTTGAGCAATTGCTTGGTCAATACCTTGAAGTTCCTGATTGTGGGTACGTTGTTCTTGAGTACTGATACGCTTTTCTAAGTCGTCATTGCGACCTCGTAAAAAGTCCAGCTCAGTTTTGTCGCGCTTAATGGCAGTTTCACGCCGTTCTTTGCGATCTACTTTTTCTTTACGACGCCGTTCGCGAATTGCTTCACGTTCGTTATCTACTTCGTCTTCAGAAGTGATCTTATCGTCTTCTCCGTCATCGTCTTCAGTAACCTCTGCTGCAGGGTCTTTTTCAACAATAACAATATCTTCGTCATCATGTTCGTCTTCTTCAACTAACACGTCTTCAACTAATACTTCTTCTAGCTCTTGCTTAGCCATACCCATCTCCTTTATCAGATGAATGCCTTAACTTTAAGTGGATCGCCTTCAACGCGTCCAATAATGTCAAGATCATTAAAAATTACAAACATTGCTGCTTCACCATGCGTTCCGTCAGGAATAGGTGCTTCCCATCGATCTCCGCCATATTTACCTACTCTAACGAAATCACCTGCATTACACCATTTACCTTCTGGCCAGCTTTCCATAGTATTACGGTTTTTAAAGGCTAGTGGCCCAAGAGCAATAACTTTAGCCACTTGAGTGTTCCACTTATCAGTATCAATAGTGTCAGATGTGAGGATAATCCCCCCTGCTGTCCGAGCTTTAGTCGTTCGGATTTGAACCAGTATGCGGCTACCGAAAGGCTGGATACCAGCATCTACTGCTGGGAAAGCCTCCGCGAGTGCATTCTCATAAGTCGTCGTCATTATTTCGTTCCTCGTCTAGTAAGTTTAAGAGTACATTGATGGATGCTTCATACCCAGCAACCATTCCTACACGAAACCCGTACTCAAAGGTATCGTTTTTATGAGGTCTCCTCAAAGCCTCAAGCGCAAACTCTGCTTGATTAGCCTTAAGAAGATTCAGTAGTTTTGAATCTATGTTCACTTAGGCGTGTTACCAGAACCTTGGTTAACAGTATACCCAGCGGCCATACGCTTATGTTGCCTAACCTGATCTGAGTCCATGTTTACACTACCACCTTTGGCGTAGCCTTTAGTCTTCATTTTACCACCCTTGGAGTAGCCTTTAGTTTTACCACCCTTAGAATAACCTTTACTTTTCATCATGTTCTTCTTCCTCTGCATAAATATTATTAAATATTTGATTAACGTCTAACGTATAATCCAAATCAGATTTACTGTAATGGATATGTTGAGACGGTCTAAAATCAGGAGCACCCTCTCCTAATTCAAACCAAGCTGGGTGACTCACCCTAACTCGGTTATTTGGTAACGCTACAATATTACCTGTCCATTTACTTTCACCAAGAAGTTCTAAGACATGCGCCTGCTTATGTTGAGCTGGGTCATCCGCTACTTCTGAATCAGTATAGTCAATAGTAAAATAATATTTAGCTGGGTGAAACTCACCATCTATTTTTGCCAGCCATGGCGCTGGGGTACATCTATCTAAAACATAAACACTATGCGTGTGTGACGCACAATCCCAAGGTTGGGCTTCATGTGTAGACATCGGTTCCGGCCACTCGTCAACAGGAGTGTCCCCCATCAAAGCTGTTATAGGCATTCTAGCCCACATTGCACCTCCATGAACATTTGGCTCGTCTGTGTCGTAAGTTTCAGCTCCAGTAAATATCATTTGGAAGCTCAAACAGCGATTCGGTAAAGTCGTAACAGCTACGGCCATGGCGTGAATCCACTCACCATGAAACTTCTCATGATTATGCGTGTATTCTTTCCTGACCCAACATTTAAAATGCGGTATATTACTTTGTAAGAATGCCATTTTAGTTTATAGTTCTCCGTTAAAAATGTAATCGTTCGTTCGTTCTATTTCTTTAATAGAACGAACGATTGCTTTTAGGGATTTATATCTATACCTGATCCAGTCGTGTAAGACGTCTTTTCTCCGCTTTCCATTTCCATCGCAGCTAATTCTTTAGCCGTTCGGTTATCAGCATCGTTCATACGTTCTCTTACGGCTAAGTCTGCAGTCTTACGTTTATTCTCGCCTCGCTCACGAGTGTTCTGACGATCTGTTTCAGACATCTCACGTATATTATTACGTTCTGTTTCAGACATCTCACGAAGTCCAGCCAATTCGGCTTTCTCTTCACGATCTGCATCCTTAGCAGCGAGTTTAGCTCGTTCAATCTCAGCTGTTTGCTGCATTCTAAGCTGGGCCATCTCATTAGCCGCTTGCATTTTAGCTGTCTCAAGTTGAAGTTGAGAATTATCACGCTCTGTACGCTGTTGTAGTTCACCCTGCTTGAGTTGGGCGCTAAGTTCTGCAATTTTCATCGCGTCACCTTGTGCAGCTGGGTTTTCAGGTTTAAACTGTTGAGCCATCTCGTTGATCTGAGCCAATTCTTGACCGAATGGTCCTAATTGCTGCTCAATAAACTCTTGAACCTTTAAAATGATCTCAACTTGCTGTTCTGCTTCTTCAGGAATCAATTGTTCTTGCTGAGCTTCATCAATCGCATTGTGCGACTCCACTAAATAGTAGTTTAATAGGTGATCTCGTAAGTGCATAGCCATCGGGTACATAAATGTACTCATAATAGTCGGGTTAGAGCCAAACATAGGCGACTTCAAGAACGGTAAGTGGACTTGCAAGTGAGCTAAGTGGTCCTGCTTAGGAAGCACGTAGATACCTTGGCCCATGGCTGCTGCGACGTTCTCACTTACTGGGTCTCTGTCTTCAGATCCTGGAACTGGGTTAAGAACCTCAGTGGGCGGTACTTTCAGAGTCCGGAGGAACATCTGTTCAACGGCCATCGCGTCATACATTTGAGGCATCGCTTCTGCACGAGCCATAATAGCTTGAATTTGTGCAAATCGTTGTGCTTCACTAAATATTGCAGGATTACTAATCGGCACCACGTCTGCTGGGCCGTCAAAGTCTTCAATTGAGATTTCTAAACCAGCTTCTAACGCATCAAGATCTTCCTGCGTATAGTACATACTATTTATACGATGAAGTATGTTAAAACTTCTTGCCATGGAAGCATGTAAGCGGGAATGGATTGAACTGAATACCACCATACCCTGCTCAATGATAGCCATCGTCGTTCCGACAGGAGCATTCGGGTTAGTATCGTTAAACTTCTCGAAGGAAGTCTGCACAACACCTTTACCCGCATTAACTAGGAAGCCTAAAAGCTGGAATAAAGTAGGACTCGGACCAGCAAACGGCAACGGCATGGCTAACTTACGCACGTCATCAATCAGTGCGCCACCTTCCATCTCAACGATCTCAGTCGGCTGAACATTTAAGGTCTGACCGTTGGGGCCACCCTTTAGTTTAAGCAGCGTAGGTACGTTTTGAATGTAAGCTGAATCAAGCAACGCTCGTAATGCGCCAGTAGCTGCTCCGCTCAAACCGCCGATCATGTGGGTTAGTCCGATAGGGTAAGCACCACGCCAAGGTACGAATGGAAACTCTACAATCCAATGCAGTTCTCTTTGAAGCTGATCGTCTTCTTCCCAGTTACGGTAAAGTGAAAGAGGCTTGTCAGAAGACTTATCAATACTTAGTATATAAGGTGCTAGACCTTCTCCTTCTTCAAAGTCTAAATAGGTGTAGACTTCAAATATGGTTCGTAGACCATCTTCATTGTAGCTGGTGTTCTGCTTGCCTTCAATTTTCTCGTTAGCGCGTTCAGCTGCACTAAATTCTGGGTCATCAGGACTGGGTAAGTCTACGTCAGCATACATACCTGCTTCCACGCGCTTCTCATATTCCATCTGAGTAATGTATTGCACATGCGTCTTGCGTTCTGCCGTATAAAAATTAGTGGCTGAGAACGGTAGATAGATGTCATCAATAGGAACGAACTCAGATGTGGGGCGATTAAATCGTTTATTCCACATAAACTTCATGTACTGACCGCCACCCAAAGGAAGCTGAGTACTGAGTTGTTCCAACTCTGAGCGGAATTCAACCATCTGTTCTGTGGTCTGCCAGTTCATAAACTCAGTCTTACGCTGCGCTTTGCTAACCTTAATTTTATCAGCTTCGCCGATAATCTTAGATTTAACTGGGCCTCCTGGTGGGAACACCTCTTTTATAAAGCGAGCTGAGAAGTCAACACAGGCTTCCACCAACATTGGGTGTACTACCTTATTGGCTCCCTGAAACTGAGCACCACCAGGAGCGTCATCACCTAATCCAGTGCGGCGTAGTCCTTCTTCGTATTGCTTGTCTCTTTTCTGGCGAGCTTCTTTATCTCGCTCAATCTTAGTCATTAAGTCATTTATTGAAGTGGTTAACAGTTTTTGGTCAACTTCCTCCACAATATTAGCAAAATGTTCTGAACCTTCAGTGACCGTAATGGACTCCATAAGGATGATTGCGCCACCGTCTTCAGTGTCCTCTATATCAGACACCTCTTCTTCCGGTAATTCAACCATCGTCATTTCTTCCATCATCTCAATTTCTTCTTCAGACATTACTGGTCTCCATTAATCGCTCAGCGAGTTGGTTAATTTTATTAAAGTCATAGGTGACTGGGCCACCTTCATAGTAGTTTCCAGCTAATAGGCTTTCACTCAGTTTACTTATTTGTTCAGGGTTATAGGTTACGTGACCGCCTTGGGCGAGGCGTACACCATTATCATAGTTAAATGTTCCGTCGGCATTAGGGACATGTCCATCTAGAATCATCTGCCTGATAGAGCTGTAGTTATTGATGAACCATTGGCGGTCAGCAGCGTTAGCTGCCTGAAGGAAAAGTCCGTCAACTGCAGAATCAATAGTCTCAAGTCCTTCCGCGAACCGCTCAGTCCAACCCAGAGCGTGTTCCCTTAGTTCATCAAATCGCTCTGGCCATACTCCATCGTTCATAAGCGGGTCTGTTAAATCCACCCTGATTTCCCCAGTCTCGTCCCACCCGCTAGCCTGAACCATAGCATGCATACCTTGCAACCTATCGTTGTCCATAACTCCGGCATCTGTAAGTGCGAGGTCTCTATAATCTTCTAACGTGTAATCTGGGGCGTTAGCTTGATCAAGCAGGTCTCCCAGTATTTCCTCATCTGGTGCGGCGTCATCAAGCATACCTGCTTCATCAATCTGAGCATCCATTAGGTTATTTGCAAAATCAATACGCTCACCGACCAACAGGCTAAGATCACGTACACCCATATTAAGTAGTTCATCTTCTGTGTATACGGCTAGGTCTGCTGCCGCAGCGCCGTTATCTATTTGAAGTTGCTGAAAATCGTTAACTAGATCAGCATGTCGCTCTCTAGCAGCGGTTATCTGATATTCAGTTTCAGGAGAATCCATAGCACTGTCTAACATTGCTCGTAAGCTAGTCCTATTTTCTATCACCTCATCAACATTCATATTAACTAACAGTTGGTCATCCAAACCCGTAGCTACCCCAAACTCAGTTAGCTGATCACGTAGATCCCTAACCTGATTAACAAATCTACCCATGGCGTTATTAGGTGCTTTACTAGCCTTGGGGCTATTTAATACGGTCTTTTGGGCGTCAGTTCCATTTTCTTCTATGAACTCTTTAAGTTGTTTCTTGGTCATGAACCTAGGTAGCTCTTGACCAACTCGTGTGGGTCGTTGAAGTAACTTGAAGATACTAGGAGTGTACGCACCATCTCCGCCAAAGAGCTCATTAACCATTCTCGTGAGAGACGGAGTACTAGCCTGCCACTCACCTCGTGGGTTAAGTATACCTTGAACATCTGCGATCTCACCGTACACTTGATCAAGTTTCACCTTACGTAAATCTTCAGTGGTGTCTAGGTCGTTTAGGTATTTGGTGGTGGACGTCATGACTTTGTCTAAATAGTCAGGATCCTTCTTTACCATCTCTTTTACTTTGTCACTTTTCAGATCATTTTGAAGAGGTTGTATTTCATCTATCTCAATAACCCGCGTACCACTTACATCGTCCTCCCCATCAAGTACGTTTCTCAGAGATATTTGAATCTGAGACCTACCTTCGG